ATAGAAATTCTGTTCTATGCGAAATAAATCGTTATTGAATCGCATGTCCCAACGACTGAAATCCATTTTAACACAGATAGGCTCATGGAATGCGTCCCATGATTCCTTCAGTCGCCGATATCGATCATGCGAATTCAAGCCTTTATACCATATGCGACCAGCTGGGAGTCGTAGTCCATCACCTTCAATTTTGAACAAAGAATGTTCGATGTCATCGAGGTAACGTTTTAGATTTAGATTGACTTTGACTGGAGCTGAGTATATCATTCTAGGTGTAGGATACTCGTATTTTTCTTCGTCTTTGTACTCCTGTGTGTCCTTATTAAGTGCGAGTTTTTCACTCTTCACAAAGACATGTATCTTTCTATCAGACTTTGTTAATTTAGTAACGTTGATCATGTTCCGCGCATAAAGTTTCTTTTTCGCCTGTGGGAAAGTCCGATACAACATTTCATCAGACAACGGGGCCACATCAGGCATATGCTTTCTTATGATCTTACTAACTGATATTGTGCACTTGTATGCTACTGAATTTGTGTCACAGGCATCAACTGCTGCAACAGCTCTGTTCCTAATAGCTTGCAATAAATTTCCAGCACAAGGTGCCGGATACGATATTGGATTGTGTGCATCTGTGAAGTACATTTGATGTTCTCTCTCATGTGCATGGTGGTCGCAAGCCACCAGTAGACGCCCTTGATGTTCGTGTTCTCTGCCTAACGTTAGTGGGAGTCTGATACTAACGCCGGCTCTCATCGGCTTGAGGAGGTTGAATCGGGAACAAAAATCCTTCCTCCTCACCGGTACCAATCATTTCGACGGTGGTTTTGCCTTACGCTGCAGCCCCTCAGCCACAGCTTTGGCATAATGATATTCAGCAGTGCCCCTGGAATACAGAGCGGTGCAGTATGTTACAACATGCGCTGAACAATTTGTTATGAATAGGTCTTTGAGTCTGTTGTACTCCAAATCCCTCATTGATGACATCACATTTTTAGTGGCAGCTGAAATAGCTGTATTGTATGCAGTGGTGATGTCCGGGTGTATTGAGTTGGGCACTAGTTTTCGCTCCGGACCTAGATCACGAGGTTTGGGGATGAAAAAAGTGTCCTTTATGTCAGGTTTCAAGCCCATATCACCTATTGATTCTTCCAGGTCCTCCGCGGCCTGTCGTTGGAACTGTTCATATTTCCAAGTTCTTTCCCAATTGCGTGCCTCAGTCACACCAGTGATGCTGAAATCATTTGCGAAGTGGGTTCCATACTTTCTATCCCAATCACGCAGATGTTCCAAGAATACGTAGTTGTGTATTGCGTACTTATGCTCGTATTCAAATGGAGCCATCTTCGAATTCAGCCAATCCTCGACCTCATCATAACTATAAAGTTTGTCGTCCGGCATTGAATACCGTTGCGGATCGATGTGATAATCGGTCTTCCTGTAGAGTAGATCAGCTATAGTCTCAATACTGAGCAACTGCTCATAGTCATTGGATCCGAAATCGATGACGAATTCAGGGTAAATCTTGTTGATAGCCGCTAATATCTCTAAAGCGACACTCTTGCGTAAGAAACGCCATTCTGGATCTCTTTTGAACGCTTTTCTGGCTGCATTGGTGAAGTTTTCACTTTCTACAGCACCTCTTAACCCTGATACTACATTGTTGTTGATATTTTCGATCATCAGTTGCACAGTTGATGTCGAGGGCTCAAGCATTACCCTTGTCAGTGCTGATTGCACGGCTGTGGTTGCAGCAGGGTGGAAGGATGCTGACGCTAGAAGTGGTCGCACATCAGCTGTTATCAGCGTGTTGGGCATGCCTATGTCATTAAAGCCACCTTGCGATTGTGCAAGTTTCTGGTGCAATTCATACACCGCAAACCCATCTCTTCTCTTCAGAAGGAGCCCCACAATAGAGATTATGTGAGGTAACGGGTTTCCACAGAACAATGTTAGCAAAAGAGCCCATCCACTATGGGTGGTTAACGGCAGGACGACTCCGAAAAAGTTCAAAAAGGGTAACAAGACCCCTCTGCCGTGAAAAATAGCCATTGCTTTTGTAATAACACCCTCATGTTTGATAGGGTCAGTATCACTCACATTGTTGCTCTTGAGTGCATTGAAGGTTCTGATGGTTATGTCTCTGTACGTCCACATACGTAAGAGTGCTCCAATGACCAAAGTTAAGCAGATTATTGGTAAAGTTCTGGGAAATCTGCTTTTGCGCTTTATACGTCCAGCGCAGTTGTTCAATCCAACGTTGGTTTTCCTTTTCTTTAGGAAATTGATAATTTTCTGTTTGAGTGAGACCAACTTAAAAATTAATCTCGGCAATTGTTCAGAAATCTTGTGCTTCATATCACGAATTGGCACAATCATTTTATCAACGTTGTGT